ATACGGTGGTCGTTTCAAACACGGGCCGCCCGAGTGCCGTACCGTCTAAGCGCGCAATCGGTATCCAGTTGCCCTTGCCATCACTGCGCAAATGCCAATAATCCCCGGCCCCCATCAGGTAAAAAAACGGATAGCCGGCCGCATTCAGATGGGTATGAAACTTGATTTTGTTGCTACCGGCCGCCTTGATCACCAACCGGTTGATGGTGTTGTCGACCCGTCGCACCACCACACCACGAACACCCAGCGCCGAGTTGGCATCGGGCAGTTCAACCGTCAACGCCGCCGCGCTCGCATCAATCAGGACAAGCCCCAACTCGGCCGCCACCAAGGACTTTGATGTGTTGACCTCCACTAAAGGGATTTGGATCGCGCTGTTAATCGCGTTGGTGGTTTCAGTTTTGGTGAAGGCGTCCGCGATCCCATAACCGGCCAGCGTGGTGGCCTTGCTAGCTTTTCCGGACAGCGCGGTGGTCATCGTCGTGGCAAAGTTGGGGTCATTACCCAACGCTTGTGCCAGCTCATTAAGCGTGTCGAGAGCCGCTGGTGAAGAGGCAACCAGAGAAGCGACCGCCTCTTGTATGCTGGCGACCTGAATCGCTCGGATAGCCTTGAGTACCTGTGAGTCGTCAACGGGGTTGATCGCTAAACCGCCCCCGAGCACCACATTTACAAGTTCTCGCTGGATGGTATTCAGCCAATCCGCAGTAATCATGGTGGCATCCACACCCGATCCAGGCTGCCCTTGGGTGTACTCACCAGCACCGTTCGCTGTTCTGGTGCTGTCTCCTATTTTTTGCATTAGTTGTCTCCGTAACCGAATAGCAAAATGGACTCGGCCGGTTTCATCTGGCTGAGTCGGCATTCAAGTGCTTTGTTGCCCCAGGACGCCAAGGGGTCGCCTGCGGCGGTTAAGCCCGCCTCGGCGTAGGTGACGGTCACGACGGGGGCGTTGACGCGCCAGGTGAAGTTCCAGTCGCCGCCGTAAAGTCGGTCACCCGCTCGCGCTATGCCTGCGCGGGCCGGTCGAAAGGTGGTGATGGTGACGTCGTAGCCTAGGGACTTGGCCAGGGCGATGAAAAAGGGTTTGCTCTGCCCGCCACGGGCTCGCAGCTTGCTGATAACTGCCTGGATTCGCTGGCGGACGGATTGCGGTACGCCGATCAGGCATGGGTCAGGCAGGGCCAGAACCCGTTCCCAGTCGGCCAGGCCCATGCCTGAATCAGCAAAGATCGTGCTGTAGACCGCTTCCGCCTGCGCATCTGTCTGGGTGAGAGCGTTTGCCTCGGCTTCGATGGCGGCGGACAACAGAGGCGCCATACCGTCGTAAGAGACGGGTGGCAACAGCAACCGCAACTGATCGGCAAGCCGGGTCATTCCAGTAGGCCTAGGGTGATGGTGCCAGGGCGAATCCAGCCAATTAGGAGCGGATCATCAGACGCTTTGACATTGCCAACTGGCGTGGTGACGGATCGATCAACGACGCCTGCCAGGTTGTTGATCATGGCTTCGATGTGCGAGCGCTTAAGCGTTTCTCGGGGCTTCATGGCACCCAACAGCGCGTTGTATCCGACCTGAGCTGCTGCCTGCACGTCCGCCAAGGTGTAGCCGTCGGCCAGTTCAATCAACGCGGCGGAGTCGACGGTTCGAATGGTCGGGACATACACCCACACGTCCGCAATGACTGAACACAGGCTAAGCACGTGGTCCCCGCAAAGAGCAATGACCTCGGCCGAGGGATTGCCGGTGCTTCCGGTGATGACCAGGTCAATCGAACCGCCGCCTCGACGACCCGGCAGCACGAGAGCGTCTGCCACGCCGTCCACCTCTTTGGCCCAACGCTTGAAGTCGTAGATGGTGCCGCCCGCAGGTGGCGACTGGATGATGTCGAGCAGCCGCGCGAGCAGAGACTCTGGCTTCTCCAGATCCTCGCCCCCGGTGGTTGCCCCGACGAAACTGGCGTTGGCGTCCATACCCAATGGTGGGCTGGTGAGGATCAGGTCGCCGGTCAGCCCGTTGAGTGACGCGCCCAGTGTTTGCGCCCTGGCTTGGACTGTGGCGGTTCCGTCGGTGCCAAGTGTCGCGCTAACCAGGGCGTCGAACTTTTCGCCGGTCGTGACGTGGGTCAAGGTCGAGCCTTGCAGCAGCTCAACATCCACAACGCCTTTCAAGCCCACGATACCGGTGGCGGCAACGGGGTCTTTACGTGGTACGCCCCGGATCGCGGCGGCATGCACCAGTTCTTCTTCGTCAGCGGTGTCCGGGAAGATCTGCCGGTAGAGCCAGGCCAATTTCTGATAGAGACCTTCGATGGCGGCAGCGACGGCCGCTGATCGGATGTAGTGGTCGCTGTCGCTGCCGATATCGGCTTCGTCGTTGAGCGCTTTAATGTCCCGCAGGATGCCTGCCAGGATGTTCTCAAGGGCTGGAGTGGAAAAGGCCATGTCAAATTACCCTTACAGGTTGGCGAAACACCTGCGGATTGCCGGTGGCGTCGATGATGTCGATTTGTAGCGTGAGCCAGCCGTTATGGGGCTGCTCTGCGGTGATGGTGATCTCTTTGGCGCGACTGTCATCGAGCAGAGGCTTGAGCGCCTGCTGTGCGTATTGCTTGGCAAGGATGCCCACCCGAGGGCGGTCTTTTTCGCGGCGAAGTTCGTGCAGGCGGGAGCCCAGGATGGGATCTTTCCACCAGCTGCCGAGGGGAGTCATTAGGCGTACGTAAACGGCGTTTGCCAGCGTATTGATACGCTGGCCCGTCAAGTCGCCTGTAGTTGGGTTTATGCCTGCGTCCATGGGGATGCATGGTGCAGTCGAACGCGCGGGGAGTGTATTTCAGGGGGGTTTAAGGTTTTCGACAGGCAATTAAGACACGGGCGTTACCTAGAGAGCAGAACCACGTCCGCTCGATCCTTCTCCCTATCACCTTTGCATTTCATCGAGATAAGCAGCTCTTTTGAAGCAAATTTAACGGGGTGCTGCCAGATCAACCCATCGACCGCGTTATCCCACTCCAAAGAAAAATTGATCTCGTTTCCGGTTGTCAGAATATCGATGTAAACATCGCTCTTTAGTGGCAAGTGTTGGGGCGTTTCACTCATAGCATTGTCCAGGCTGAAAACATTGCCCACCATCGGAAACTCATTCAGCACCAAAGCCAGACGCTTCACGTTCTCCTCTGTGGACTCCATTAGCAGGTCAAGGTCGTCAGCCTCTCTTTCGTCAGCATAAAACTTAACTGCGACGCCGCCGACAATGAGAAATCTAACCTGGTGCTGAATCAGCGCGGCAAGGAAATCTGTATTTCGCGCCCAAGTGGTCATTAGGTTTTTCATCTACTTGCCTCTGGCGGATGTTGCCTATTGTGGTGGTTTGGGCGGTGGCCCATCAGGATGCCCGTGCGCATTATAGATCTCTCGGTCGGCCTGCATGGTCCGCGTGCGATCCGCAATCTCGCCATCAGCCTTGATACTGCCCAGGACGTGCTCATCACCGGTCATCTCGACCAGGGGCGTTTCAAAGCGCACCTTGTTCTTGACCTTGAACACCAGGTCATCAGTCACGACCTCAATCATCCGGCCGCGCTTCATATGCACGTAGTCGCCCTCATCTGTATAGAGCGACACCTCTCCATCCTTAAGCGTCAGTCGATACCGACCATCCTCACTGGCTACAACCACGGCGTGCTTGCTGTTGCCGCCGACAGGAATAACCAGGTACTCGGCCCCGGCCAGTGGTGCCGAGCTGAATCCGTAGTGCTGGAATAGGTCACCAGTAACTTTTTCGCCCGCCAGCCCCTGCATGTCCACACCAATCAACGCACTGTGGGTGTTACGTGCGGCGGTGGCTTTGAAGGGCATACGGAAGTTTGCCATTGCCCTTGTGATTTGCTCGCGCATCAAGCGCGCCATGGTGCTCATCAGAGGATCTTGATCTGTTTGATAAAGTCCGCATCCGGGTCGGCTTTGCCCCGACGTTTTTTCAGCGGATTAGCGTCGAGTACCCACATCTTGTCTTCTCTCAAACTCAGTTCGGTAATGGCTTCGCTGCGACTCGCGCGCAGGGTGCGGGACATCAGAAAATACGTGCCATCTAGTTGGTGAGGTTCGCTGTACACCATCACTCGTTGGCCTGGGGTCCACACCTGACCGTTATTCGCATGATGCCCCTCGACGACGGCGCGGATCTCGAAGCCCTCTAGCCGACTGTCCGCCAATAACTTGCGCGCACGAGTGGTGGCCATGTCCTGGTTTTCGCTGGAACTGTCGATGACCACCTTCGGACGGAAGATGCCACGCTGCACCAAGGCTTCATCCTGAACCACTGAACGCAAGTGCGATTGGCCGTTGGTTACGCCACCGTTGACGTACTGACCGTGCTGGCCGAGGACGGTGATCTGGCTAAATCGTCCGGCGATAGAGCGGCGAACACTTAGGCGTTCGACGTTGTTGCCCTGGCCGTCCTCACGCAGCACCAACTTTGATACCGGATCGGTCGTGTAGTCCGGGCCGCCGATGATCAGGCGTCCATCAGGCTCTATCCATGGCCATAAACCGTTCGCGACGGCGATTTGCAGCAAGGCTTCCCACGCGCTTTGTCCTGGTTCGATTTGGATGCGGCGGCGCGTCTTGGCTGTTGCAGCGCGGATCTCGACTTTTGAAAAACCCAGCGGCTTGATGACCTGGTCAATAATTTCTGCCAGTGATGCTTCGCGCATGGAAACGAACGGCGCGGAGCAATCGACCAAGGGCGCTGCACTGTCGCGGCCATTGATGCGAATGGCGATACCTTGCCGAGAAATATCATGTTCAAACTCGTCTATCTGGCCGGTCAGCACCCGATCATTGCCGAGGGTCAATGAACAAGGCGCACCTTCGGCCAAGACGCTGGGCAGTTGCACTGTGCCCTTGGTGAATAGCTCCAGTTCGAATCCATCGGCCGGAGTCAATAAGTCCGAGTCGATTGACCAGGCGTCCCAGGTCTCGTGGGTCAGGCCACCGATGGCCAGTGTTATCGCTTCACTCTGCGTAGGCACGTAGCACCTCTCCGACCGGAATGTTATGGGGGGTCTTTAAGCCTGGGTTGAGGCGTATCAGTTCAATAGCGCGGGAGTGGTCGCCATACCACCGATGCGCCAGTAAACGCAGGCTTGCGGGGGACTCAACCTCGCGATCAATCATTGGCGGGCTGAGCAAAATCACCTGGCGCGCTCGTGCCTGAAGTTGTGCGGCGATATTGCGCAGCCCCTCGATAATCGGCCGGGATGTTTCGACTTCGAACAGGCGACGGTGCAGCAAGATCGAGGCTCGGGTTAATGAGCGCGCCAAGTTAACCAGGCCTTCCAGATCGACCGGGCTAAGCGTCGGTTTTTTGCCCTGGTTCTCAATGATGATTGCCACGGCCTGAGTGTGGGAAAGCGCCAGCTCAGTGATCACTAACAACACCAGGACGAAGCTGGCGGCCGCGACTGGGTCATCGGGCATGCCGGACGGAAGCAAGTCAGTGTTCGGTTCGATGCCATTCCGCGCACCGATCAGAAATGCCGTCCCCACACGCTCGGCCTCAGTGGTCAGGCTGGCGCCACCTGGAAAGCTCGCCGGTACACCAGACCGAGTAAGTAGTGTTACGGGTTCGCTTGGGGTGCTGCCTTCAATGGCGGCCCGGATTTGTGTGGGCGTTTGCATCAGGTCTACCAGCGGATCAAATGCCGGGGACGGCCGCTTGGCCATCGACGAAACACCCGACACCACGCCGAGGATCTGTGAACGAAGCTGTTGCAAACGCAGGCCAATGCCGGGCAAGCCCAACGCTTTTTCAATGAGGCCGACCCAGCCGCCACCGATCCATGACTGGATCTCGCTAACCAAGGAGTCGATGCGTGCAAGTAGGTCGAAAATGCCGTCCTGCCAACGGTAATCGTCTTCCTCTTCAGACGTTCCCACATCGACGAATTCAAACTGCCGAGCGAAGAATGGTGCATCCGGCACGTCCTCGACGAACTGCAAGCTGATCTCCGCATAGTCGGGGCGATCTGCACTGTGCCGCACGTCCCAGTTCTGCGTCACGACGCTGAGGCTGCCATAGATTGGGTGGATCAGTTCACCCGGCCCCGGCGTGTCTACCGCCGCCAGGACGTTTTGCAATTCGATTTCGTAATTGACGCCGTACACCACGATTCTGATCGCGAACAGGCGCCCAGTTCGGCCCATGTCTCTGACCCTGTCACCGTCTCGAAAAGGAACGCCGTGACGCGCTAGCGCTCGCTCGCCCCATAGGCCCTCTTCTACAACCGCCATTGGGACGCCGCGAAAGGACGCGTCGAGCAGCGTTTCAGACCAGCTCATTCGCCGCGCCTCACTTGAATTCCGGCGCGTCTTTCCATCTCGGCCATGATCAGTTTCGAATCAGAACGGACTTCGATAATCAGTGGTTGAGACAGCAATGCCCGCAGTCGCTCAGCGGCCGCTTGCGTGGCCGCCCCGGCAGTAACCGCTCGCGCCGAGATACCCGCCGCCCAAGCGTTGGCGCTCGTGACGGACTTGCCGGAAGCGGTCAGGCCGGTTTCCTCATGCGACAGGCGTTGAGCCTGCTCCGACAACCAGTTCGACGACTCATAGGGATTCTGACCAGCCAACGTAATGCGGTTGCGGTAGAACGCCGACTGATACTTACGCTGGTCATCGTCAATCAACTTGTTGCGAGGCACCATGTCCAGCCGATCCTCGTCAGTCTGCTGGGCACTTGCCCCACCTATCTGCGTGGCTGTCGCCGCAAGAGCTACAGGAGCCAACCACGGCGTGATAAAACCACCGGACTTTGTTCCATTCGGCAGTTCAGGTACGCCACCACCGAGAGGCATACCGCCCGGCCAGTTGGTGACGAAAACTGAGGTAACGCCCGTGGCTTCTTCCAGGACTTTACCGACGGCGATATTTTTCAAAGTTTCAGGGCCACCCATGAACTTGTTGAGCAAAGCTCCAACGCCCGCCTTGGCGCCGCGTCCGGCGTAGTAGCCGCCAACACCCGCTGCGGCACCACCGACCAGCATCTGCTCGCCGGACAGGTTCAGGTCATCGAGCAGATAGCTGCCCATGTCGGCGAAGCCCTTATTGAGCGGTTTCGCCATACGGTCTATGGCTTCGCCCAGGGTGGCTTTCATTCGGCCTGCGACTCCGCTAGAACTCTCAATGTTTTCCTTCAAGTCTTTATTGTAAATAGGAGCGGCTTTATCAAGTGCCTTTGTTCCTGACTTGAAGTCGCCCAGGCGGCCGCCCGTTAACATGCTACGCCAACCCCGCACGGTGTCCTGGTCCATGCCTTTGAATACAACGCCCATAAACTTGGCGCGCTGCTCATCTGATTTCATCGCTGCATATTTACGTTTTATATCATCGAAAACATCTTCTGGGTTGCGGGCGCTTTGATCTTTATTAAAGAACTTAACACCTGTTGTCTTGGTAACTTGGTCCCGATACTGCTTGTTATCAAATACCCGTAAAGTTGATTGAACCAGCGTTCCCAATCGTTCAGGCTGTTTCTCAACTTTTGATAAGCTTTCTGTAAACGCCAAGGCCTGAGACAAAGACATGCCAGCTGCCTTTGCACTCCCGCCGATCACTGGAAAAAGATTTGCAAGGTCTTCTAGTTCTGCGCTACCTAATCGCCCTGCAACTGTCATTTTTTGAAGAAAGTCTAGAGCCGCGCCTTTTTTGTTCCAGTCAATGACGAATGCAGAAGCCCCGGTCATAAGTGCACCACCGAGAATTGCCGGATCTGAACCTGTAACAGCGGCAGCTTGGCCGATAGCATCACCGCCATCTTTAGCTGCACCGTACTTTAGGCCCGATGCAA